TGATGGTAATTTCATTCCCAGTTATACAGTAACAGTTCCATTAAGTTCAAGCATTTCTGCCAATCAAAAAGCTAGTCGTGTTCTCCAAGACATTTACTTTACAGCTAGATTGGCAGGCGCTATCCACGCTGTAATAATCCAAGGCGCTTTGACTTATGAATCGTTGCCTGTGGCTACTGTCCCTGTTATTGCGTAGTGGAGGAATGAATGCCTGGAGTTAAGACTTACAATCCATCTCGTGTTGTTGTAGTTATGAATGGGTTTCCTATGTCTGGTTTTGCAGACGGAACCTTTGTTCATATCACTATGCAAAACGATGGCGTTACTTCTCAGGTTGGTGCTGATGGAGAAATTGCGCGAGCCATTAACACTGATCGTCGTTGCACAATAACAATTACTCTACAACAGACTAGTCCCGCTAATGATTTCCTTTCAGGAATGTTTAGCATGGATGTAATGACTTGTGGTGGATTGCTTGGTCCATTACTCATTCAAGATTTGTGTGGAGAAACTATCTTCCAGTCATCTAAGGCATGGGTTGTTAAGCCTGCTGATGTTGAGTTCGGCAAGGAAATAACCAACCGTGCTTGGCAAATTGAGACTGCGCCACCTTCAGTATATGTGGTGGGCGGTAACGCTATATCTGCGAATTAGAGGAGGCGTTAGGAACGTGGCAGCTAGGCATGAATTTGAGCTTGACAACGGCAGTAAATTTTACATTCGACGTTATGAACCTTTCTTGTCGCTAACAATATTGGGGGAAGTCCAACGAAAGTTTCTGCCACCCATGGCTTCTTTGATGGAAGCTAATGATCAAAAGAATACTGATGAAGAACGAACCAGATCAGCTATGCAAGCTATGGAGACTATCTCCAAAAACTTGGATGGTAAATCTCTTGTTGACCTAACAAAATTGGTGCTCAATCGTGAATACATTTCCGTATCAATACAAGGAGATGCACCGCGTCAGTTGGATGAAGGCGCTATTAACTTGGCTTGTGAGGATGTTTCGGAAGTAATTGAATTGGTTCTTGAAGTGTTGAGGTTCAATTACGAAAGACTTTTTACGCAAGGCAGGAACCTTATTGGAAGGGCAACGCCCCAAGTGGCGAACCAATAGGTATTCTGCGTGAAGATTTCATAGAGGAATTGTTCATATGGCGACCAATACTAGAGGGATTAGTAACAATATCAGAAGTCAAAAGTGGGGATGTTGACATAGTTGATTTGCTCAAATTGAATGCGCTAATGGATATGCGGGCTGCTGCTGAGCAACGCGAAATAGAGCGCGCCAGGAGCAAGAAATAATGGCTATTGTCCGCGAACTCACTACACTTCTTGATTTTCAAGTTGACACTAAAGGTGTCGATAAGTATCAAGCAGCAGCTAATAAGATCAAGGAAATTGGTCTTGGTCTTGGAAAGCTATTTGGTATTGTATTTGCTGCTGATAAAATATTTGGTATGGTGGATGGTCTTATTCATGCCGGTAAAGAAATCAATATTCTAGTTTATCAATTGACTAGAATGGCAAGAGCAGGAGATGATATTGTAGCTGTTCAAGAACAACTATTTAAAACTGCTCAAGATACAGGCATTGAATATACCGAAGCATTATCTACATACAAAGAATTTCTCAATGAGAGTAGAGAACTCAATGTAAGTCAAGATCAACTATTAAAGACAACGGACAATATCTTCAAAGCACTTCGCCTAGGCGCGGCTAGTCCAGAAGCTATTCAAGCTACCATGGCAACGTTTGAACGTTCATTCCGTATGGGAAGAATGGGCAGACGTCAATTTGGTATGCTAACGCAACAGGCTCCTGAGGTAGTAAATGCATTAGCTCAGGCTCTTGGTAAGACCAGAGAACAATTAGAGGAGATGTCAAAAGCAGGAGACATAACTGCTAAAGTATTGATTGATGGACTTGGTAAAGTAATTCCACAACTTGATAGAGACTTTGCAACTAGACCACGCAAGTTAGGCGAAGCATTCAATTATGCTTGGAATGCTGCTGCGAAACTATCTGCTCAAATATGGAAGATAGTCGGTCTCAATAGTCTAGTTGCAAAGGGAATTATATGGACTGTTGATCAAGTAACATTTGCGCTTAGAAAATTAACTGAAGTAATGGGTGGACTTGAAAATGTTTTGAAGTTCATCGGAATTACTATGGCTGTTGTTTTTGGTCCGAGACTAATTTCATTCTTAGTTTTGGCAATTGGAAATACAATTAAATGGGCAGCATCTAACTTACTTGTTGCTGCTAGTTATATGGCAATAGCAGCTGCTGTCTTAGCTATTGTTCTTGCTATAGACGATATTATGGTATGGATGAGAGGTGGTGATTCTGTAATTGGAGATTGGCTAGGACCATTTGATAAATTTGTGGAGTCGTTCAAGAAACTATTTGAAGGCTCTGACTTCTTTGCATCCTTCCGTATGATACGAGATTTGTTCAAAGGAGACTTTGGTGGAGCCTGGGAAGAACTCAAAACATCAATACGTGACGTAAGTGGTTTACTTGGTGATATGCTTTTGTTGGTAGTTGCTATTACTGCTGGTTGGATGATATGGAGGGTGATGAGGTTCTTTGGTCTTGTTCAAGCAGTTACTGCAGTAATTGGGGCTGTTACTAGTGTTGGTGCTGCGACTGTAACTACTACAACAGCATTGGAGACTATGGGTGCTGTTTCTTTTGGAGGTTTATTAGCATCAATTGGAGCTGTAACTGGAGCCTTAGCTGTTGCTCTTGGATTGCTTGGTTTAGCAGGGGTGTCCGGTAAAATGAATCTGCCTATGCTTGATGAATTTGGCAGAAAAGTAGGAACATGGGGAGGACAGCCTGAAGAGACCACACCAGATCCAGGTGCTAATGAGCAAACTAGATTTACTCGTTGGCTACAGAGTTTATTGCCTAAGTCATTAGGTGGTGTATCGCCAGATACAGGCGGACCACCTAATGTAATTCCACAAGTTACTCCTGGCCAAGTAACTGGAACCCCAACGCCAGCAGGCACAGCCGCGCCAGGAGCAACAGGGGATCAAACTAATACTGTTAATCAAACAAATAATGTTACTATAAATGCATTGAATGCTGATGATATTCCAGCAAGCCTAACTAGAACATTTGATACTGCTGCTCAGAATGCTCTTGATGCTCTTGCTCGACAAGCAAGAAATGCTGCTCCAAGAACAGAGGCTCCCTCGCAATGAGTGGGATAGTTGGTCTTGTTGGACAAGCAGTTAATCTAGGCAGCACTGCATTTTCTATGTTCTTTGCTGGTAATACAAAGAGCACAATCGGAGTTATTTCACTAGACGTTTTGGTAACAGAAAACCTTAGTCTACCGTCTGATGTAACTAAGTATCCTGTAGAAGATGGTGGAGAGGAAATCTCAGATCATATTACTCAAGGTAATGAAGAGCTAACAATTACCGGATCAGTATCATCAACATCAGGGGATATATTCTCTTTTGAATTTGGTCCTTGCACTGCCAAATTGATTAATGCTATTAGCCAATTGCGTTCTATGCATAAGGATCGTAAGCCAATTACTGTGGTAACTGGCCTTGGTAAATATGAAGATATGGCCTTTACTAGTTTGTCAATCAATAGAGGAAGCGGCAATAAAGGTGGTGCTTGGATAGACATCAATGCGAGCCTAAGACATATCAAAAAGGTTTCTCTAAAGAAAGCAGATTTACCAGAGGACAAAGCAGCAGCATCCCCAGGACCAAAGGGCAAGACAGGAACTACAGAAAAGAAAACAGGACAAAGCGGTAATGCTGATACTCCTCCTGGCGGTAGAAGTATATTGAAGTCTGGACAGAATTGGGTTAACAAGAATAATCCATTTGGACTTAGTATCCCCAAGGGACCATTTGCCGCGCCATGATAGTATTAACCATATCTGATCTTAATAGCCAAGCAGTAGAAGCAATACTTGATGATGAATTGTTCTACATTATTATTGATTGGAATGATACTGGACAATATTGGGAAATGGGCATTCGTAATTCAGCTTATCAAACGTTAGTTGATGGTGTTTGTATGGTGCCTAACTATCCTTTGCTTTGGCAATTTCGTTATGAGGATATGCCGAAAGGAGATTTGCAATTGGTTAGAGTAAACGATGATAATGGCCCTCCAACTCGTGATGATATTATTACGGATAAATATGAATTGATCTACATGACACAGGCAGATATTCTATTGGCGAATTCCCTTGCTGTTTGATAGAGTATATCGTTTGTTGGTAGGAAAGAAAGGCCAGAGTCAAGGCGTGGAAATTACTGACTTGAGAATCAACTTCAGTATACAAAAGACAGCAGATAAAAATCCCAATACCAACAAAATACAAATATGGAATTTGTTGAGCACTACTAGAAAACAGTTTGAATCTCCTGATACTCGTTGTTTGCTGTATGCTGGATATGCTGAAGATGCAGGTCCGCTCTTGATTTTCTCTGGAGGAGTAACGCATGCGTGGACTAAGTTTGATGGACCGAATGTGGTTACTGAATTTGAACTTGGTGATGGCACCCAGGAGATACGTGACACGGCTGTTTCTTTTGGATATGGTAAGGGTGTCAAATCAACTCAAATTCTTAATGATGTTTCCGGCAAGATGGGCTTGCCGCTAACGTTAGCTAGTAATGCTCCTGTAAGAGAATGGAAGAATGGTTTATCATATTACGGATCAGCTAGAGGATTGCTAGATAAAGTTACCAAAGGAACTAATTTGGAATGGTCTATTCAGAACGGCAATTTACAAGTAATTGAAAAGGGCATGGTGACGACTAGACAAGGCATTCAAATAGATGCTGAGTCTGGAATGGTCGGATATGCTGAGCGTGAAAGAGAAACCAAAGGTGAATTGAAGAAAGAAACTAAGGGCAAGGAGCCTCAGAAAGATTGGAATGGTTGGAAAATAAAGACATTACTTATGCCAACTCTTAATCCTGGTGATAGAGTATTGCTGAAGTCTCGATCTGTGGAAGGTATATTTCGTATTGAAGAATTAACTCATACAGGCGATAACTGGGATGGTGATTGGCAAACAGAACTCAAACTAGTTGATCCTGCTAAGCCACTAGGTAGTAAGAAAGCAACTAAGGGTGGGAAGGCTAAACGCGGGCACGGCGGAGGAGGGGGCGGAGGAGATGGCAGCGGAGACATCATTGATGAAGGTGATCTAGAAGCACAGATGGTGAATAGCGATGTATGAGAGAACGCTAAACGCATTTCAGGATATGGCTGAATCTCAGCGATCTGAAATGAATACTTCCATGCCAGGGACAGTTGTTTCTTATGACGCGGCAACTAATCGTGCTGTTGTGCGTCCTGATTTGCCTAAGCGTCTGGCTAGTGATGAAGCATTACCACCACCTAATATTGTAGAGGCTCCAATATTATGGACAAATAGCAGTGGTGGGAAGTCTGGACTTACTATGCCAGTAAAACCTGGTGATGGAGTTATGCTTGTCTTTCAACAACGATCACTTGAAGGATGGTTATCTGGTAACAAAGATATGCCGGATGATCCTAGACAATTTGATCTTTCGGATTGTATTGCTATTCCTGGTTGTTCTGCTACTGGAGTATCTGCTGATCCGACTGATGTTGTCCTAAGATTCAATGAAACCGAGGTTCGCATTACTCCTGATAATAATGTTCGTATTGGTAACAATAATGGCTTTATATCTATTGATTCGGATGGTAATATTATTGTTCAAGCTAAGTCATTAAATCTTCAAGCAGACACTATTCATGTAGCTGCTGGCGGGCATTCGTTCACTCTAGAAACTCATAGACATACAGGCGTTCAAACTGGATTGGCAACTTCAGGAACACCAATATGAGTCTGCTATTAGTCATAATCATCATCCTAATCCTATTCGGATTTGGAGGAGGATACTATGGTTATCGTGGTGGATACTATGGGCAATCTGGCTTTGGGGTTATTGGATTAATTCTGATTGTAATATTGATCTTTGTGCTT